TGCTTGCTTCTGCATCTTTGACAGTAGCAAACTTCAGTCCGTGAATCGTATCCTTTGGATTCTCGTCCGTGTAAAGATCGGAGTGTTTATCGGAGCCAGCCGGCTGTCCCGGCTTTCTTGGCACTCTTGGCTCCTCAAGAAAAAGCGATTCAAACTTTTCGTCAATGGATTCCTTTACATCAGTACGACCAAACCCTAACTTTGGTTTGCCCTTCTCGATAGAATCAATATGCATCTTCATATATCCAGCAATCTCATCATCGAGTCCGACCTGCTTTGCCTTAGCCATGATTCGGTCATGCATCATACGAGCAGTTGCTTTTTGTTCTTTGTCAGCAGATCCATCCTGCATAATCTGTTTCTCAAGACCGTAGAACTTATCCTGCATTTGCGTAAGTTCTTTAGCACCATCTTTACCGGCAAGTTTCTTCATTACCTTCTGAGCGGAACCGCACATATGAAAGTTCTTTGTCTGATAACCATCTACTTCGATCTCGTGGCTGTGCTCCGCTTCTGTCATTCTATTCTTGCTTTGAGCTTTCTGCAGTCGAGCTCTATCAAGCATTGCATCATGCTTTCTTTTATCTGCTTCCTTCTCGCGGCTGATCTTATCTTTTGCAGATTTGACAGCATCTTCTTTTACAGCCTTTTCTAAGTCTCTGGCCTGACCAGCATGAGCCTTACTTGCACCCTTCAATTTCTTGATAAGTTCTTTAACCTTTGGCTCATCCTCTTTATCGAGTGCTTCCTTACGAGTTTTTGATCCGCGTGCCTTAGCGGCAAGATCCTTATCGGCGCCGCCCCATGTACCAGAACCTTTGGTAATGAAAGAGTTGACACGAGCAAAAGCCCATTGCTGTGGCGTTGTACCTGGACGGTGTCCTGACTTCCAAGCGGCCATACCTCTATTGTATACCTGCTTGAGTATTCCGTAAGGTATGCCTGATTTCTCGGACTTCTTCTTAAGTCCTTCGATCTGCTTTTCTGTAAGTAATTCCTCTTTTAAGAATAACTTTTCGAAAGCTGTATTGATATCTTCTCCATACATGGCTTTATACTTCCTTGTGTGTACCGATGGTACTGTATTAGCGCTAGAATCACCAGGTGCCGGTTTATAATTGGACTCTTTATCCTTACCCATTCCTGGTTTTTCTGCATACTTTTTAAAATGAGCATCTCGCTTTGCTTTGGTTGACTTACTCTTTATGCCTTTGAAATAACCAACTGGTTGTGAACCTTTACGATCGGCTACATCCGGATCCTGTGGTTTTTTACCACGATATTCATCGTCTTTCTTTTTTTCTTCGAGGCCGAGTCGGCGCATCTTTTCTTTTACTTTATTATAGATGCTAGGATCATCTTGTACACCGTCGAGTAAACGTAAAAGTACATTCATTATATACGGACGGAGGGTCGGATTCTGTAGTGATTTAGATCCACCACGAAGAGCTCTTACAACAAGATTCCTCTCGGATGTGTCAGGAAAGGTAACTCGCAAAAGAGCCATCAACTTTCCATCGACATCTTCAGTAATGATAGGCAGAATAGTTTGTGCGTCTTCTGATGTATTACCACTGCGAGCTTTACTTAATCGCTCCATCTCTTTCTTACGCAGCTTCGGCATCAAACGCTTAGCAAGTTTTCCGATAACAGCACTCTTCTTCTGAATGATTCTGTCGACTGACATCTTTGATCCAGGAGTTAAATTAGCATAGTTCTGTCCCTGCTTACCAGCAAAGCGTTTACGAAGTATCTTGATAGCGGCCTTTCTAGCTCTACCTTCGAGTCTTTTTGGATCTGCCATACGTTTAGAACGAATCTTTCGCATACGGGCCATGCGTGGAGCAAGACGTTTCATACGCCTTCCGATAGCCATTCTCTGTGCTATACTCAGAGGTTTTCTTTCTTCTTCAATATCTTCATCGTACTGTTCATCAAGAGTATCAAAGTTTATCATCTCAACAGCTGCATCGAGCTCCGCATCAGTAAACTCGAAATCTTCTTCTGTCCATACTATTTCTTCTTTCACAACTCCCATCTCAGATCGTATCTTATCGTACATTACTTTGACATCCCTATCTGAAAGCGCAGTAGGTGCACCCTTCTTGAATGAATCGTAGTCACCACTCTGTGCTGCAGTGCGCATCTTCGTAGCGGACATACCTTCTGCTCCTTCAGCATCAGGATCGCGCTGACCGGCCGACTTTACACTGATCTTATCAAACGTAAAGTCTTTTCCGTTGTATTTGTTTAGGAGGGTTTTGAACTCTCGGACTCGGTCTGATCCGACGATAACGGTGACTTCTTTGTGCTGCATCTTTTGCAACTCGACCATGACTTCGATGATCGTACGAGCTCTGGATCTTGTAACACTTGGTCCAAATGCTTTTCTAGCACTCTTAAGTTTTGTATTGTAGTCGAGAGGATTTTTCTTTTTGTCTTGAGAATGTGATAGATAAACATGAGGCATAGCTCCTTGTTTCTTGGCTTCTGCCTTGACTTTGTCTACAACTTTCTGATGACCAACCGTAGGTGGATTCATACGGCCGAAGGTAATAACTGCTTTACTCATTCCTGGTTTTCCTTAGACTAACAGGGTTGTTTCTTTGTATTTATACTTTAGCCAAATTCGTGTCCCGCTACACGACGCATTTGCTTCTTGAACTCACCGAATCCGGGTTTACTCTTGTACAACTTAATAGTCACTTCAGGACGTTCCTTGCCCTTGATGCGCCAGTTGTAACCCTTCTCCTTATGCTCAGGCTTCGTTGTCTTTACGACTCTGCGCTTGAACTGTGCTTCATATGGTTCAGGTTTCTTCTTCTTACCTGTACCCTCTTCTAAATATTCAGAGAACTTTATCATTTTTGCCATCCCTTGATAATCTCAGGAGAGAAGTTCGCTTTGCTGAACTCAAGACGGTCGACCAGTTTGACTGCTCCACCTTTCATTTTATCAATGGCAACGAACCCTTCCTGTTTGGTTACTTGAAATCCTCTTGCGGTTCTTAGTAGAGTGTTCAGTTCCTGTGTCTTGTTGAACTGATCTATGACCATACCCTTGGCTTGAACCATTACCTTCATCAGCTCAAACATAGCGGTGAGCTGACCTTTGTTCATAATTACTTTCTGAACGATTGCATCTCGACGTTTCGACCAATCTGCTTTAGACTTCTCAGTCTTCTTCTTATCTATCTCTTTTTGAAACCACTGGTTCAGATAGTCAACAAGACCCTTCGTCATCTTATCGGCTGAGGGGAAGTTGGATCCACCACGAACGTATGTATTGACAAAAGTCATAGTCTTCTGCTGCAACTCTTTGTCGGTGGTTATCATCTTAAACGCTTCACCATCAACCTTGCGAAACAACTTACCTGCCTGAGTAAGCAACGAATCAAACTGCTTTGACTCTTTTGCACTGAAGAGAGCCTTTCCTGATACATCTCTATACGTAGCATCATCCATCCATACAGTACCGGAAGAACGGAACTTGCTGGCAATCTTTTTACCGAACGATGCTTTCATATCTTGAATGGTACGACCTGTATATGTCGTATGCCATACGATACCGATCTTGGCCTTAGCTACCTGTTGACCAAGCTTACTCTTGACTGGTATTGCATATACGATTGTGTTAGGCTGAAATGTATAGTACTTCTCGCCATCGTATGTTTCGACCTTAACATCGCCTTTAGTAAACATCAGGTCTCCCTGATAGACGCCGCTCTTGATACCTAGCTTTGCGAACTCAGTAAGTGCGATAGAGAACTTCTTGGCAAGCTCACCACTCAGTTCCTTCTTAATGTCGTCCTGTGTCTTGTACATCTTAGGAGTCTTGGCGAACAAGCCCTTCTTCGCTACAAAGAACTTTCCATCAGAAGGATCGACACCGGCAAAGACAGCAGGTGCTCCATCCCACTTCACGGTGATATCGACAGCAGAAGATGCGTTGCCCTTTAGCATGTCACGAAGATCACGTAGGAAGTTGATCGCTTGACGAGTACCATCGACGCCACCAAGGAACAGTAGCTCCTCGATATGAGTCATATGAGTATTCTTCTCTTCGACGACGAATGTCTTAAAATTATCCATTATAGTATTCTACCATCTTATCATCAGGATGTCAACATTTTTTTATGAAATCTTTATGTAAGGGCCAGAGAGTTGCGACTCAGAAGCAGCATATCCAATCATTTCGGATACTATATCATCCTTCTTTGACTTTCTTTGCTTATCGATATTGAACAGCAGCTGAGCTGTCAGCCACTTTGATATATACCAATTCATATCCTTTTTATTCACTTCTTCTTCAAAGTCATCGTATGTAATTGGTCGGCGTTCAAAGTTTTTATAGAATTTATAGAACTCCTTCATCAAAGCAGGAGTCTTCTTTGTTATATCCTTCTGAGGTTTAATTTTAATATTATTTCTTTTCATAAGATTTACAATCGGACCACCGGATATCTTACCCATGTTTGCAGTCTTGCCTTTAATCTCACCCTGCCAGGTCGTACCAAATCTACGAAACTGAATCCTGCCACCATTGAAGTTCAAGTATCCATCTTGAGATGCAAAGAAACCACGTAAGCCAAGTGTAAGACTTTCAAACTTATATGTTGTTGCCTTACCCTCGACGTTCTTTTCTGCAATCTTAGCAGTTCCTTTAACCTGCTTTAACGATATACCGATAATGTCTTTACTCTGTAAAGCAGCCTTCATCATTTGATTGAGTTCAAGAATAGTCTTTGCGTCTGTTAATTTAATTCTTGCACCAGCATTTGATACTGCATAAATGTCGGCTGGTGACCACTTATTGAGATTTGAAAACTCTCGTTCTTGTCTATTAAGTTTCTTCCAATGGTTCTCAAGTTCATCGACCCAGGATGAACCACGATGGAATACATATCCCTTATTAGGATATTTCTTTTTGAAAACTTCTGCCGTTAAAATACAAGAGTCTTCCCATTGAGGTGGAACTTTTGTTAGAATGTTTTTCAGACTTTCATCTGTATCAAACTTTGCTTTCACCTTTGTAATCGATGCTTCTGAAAAATCATTCGCATAATAGGCAGCTGCAAGATATGCACACTGTGCAGATTCAGTTGTGCGAGTAACAGCAGCTCCGGCTCCTGAACCGCCACCTGTCATCGGCTTTGCTTGTATCTTAACTCCAGTATCAAGTTCAGTTCGACCTATGGAACTGCTTCCTCCCGTCGGATTATACTTACCGCCAAGATCCTTTGCTATCTTTTTGAGAAACTCGATACGATCTCCGTCAACACCTACATCAATCGTATTGCCTGCCGTCTTCTTAACAGACATCTTATTCTTCTTGATGTACTCTAAAGCGGCTTGCATACCATGCCCAACCGCTTCCATTTGATATTGACTAAATGTAAACATAGTCAGATCCTTATCTGTTCTGACTATTTATAACTTTAATGCAATGTAGCAGAACCTAAGTATTGATCCCAATAGTCCTGGCAGATCGCCATGAATGACTCACGTGTACCGATCATATTCATCTCCATGATCCAATCATCGATAGCACCCTCGTCAACGTGATGGCCATTTCTTGCAATGTCAAACGCAGCAATGTCCCTGATAACACCGTTTACCATATCTACGTGATCTTTATAGTTCATCGTAAGTAACTCCTTTATCTAAGTCAAGACCATACTTTTCGTTTATAAGAAAGTTTGGCATGTCTCCTTCGAAACCACAGCAGAGAAGATTGACTACAAGTGTGCGTGCTTTTTCTTCATCCTTTGTGTTTGCTACATACTTTTTATTGATACGATCGTACACACGATACTTTTTTCCGGCTTTACGAACTTCGTACATAGTACCTCCTAGTTAAACAACTTACTGAAGTCTTTACGACCAGCCTTCTTGGTCATCCATTTCATATTCTCTTCTTCGTCGAATCGTTCTCCGAAGTTAGACTTGTCCATGACTGGCTTATCGTCCATAATGTCCTTTTGTGCTGAGCTCTCAACATTGAATAACCGCATCTTTGCGCGGTCGACTCCAACTACAAATCTTTTGTGTAGCGTAGGATCATTATAACGATTCTTAAGTTGCTTAACCATAATCTGACCGAGCTGCTCCATTTCTTCAGTTGAAACAAGAGCGCACATAAAGTCAACTGTTGCCGGCAAAGCAAAAGATTCAGAAGTATCTTCTAACCCAGGATCACTATTCGTAAACCCTGTACGGTTAAGTTGTGTTGCACTAACGATAGGAACATTCTTTTCGACGGCAAGGCCACGAAGTTCCTCGGCTACTGCTTTGATGTATGAATAGCTGTTAACATTTGCGCCAAACTTTAGACGAGTCGATTGACACAGGTTAATGTAATCGATGTATATGATATCAGCACTGAAGTTCTTCTTCATACTGAGTTCGTTGAGTAAGTGACGGAAGTGGCCTGACCCAACGGTGGCGGTTGGATATTCCTTGACGATGATCTTACCGCCTGTCTTTTTCTTTAGCTTTACGATCTTGTCATCGTATATGTTTTTCGGAAACCCTTTGAGTTCATCTAATGGAATATTCAGAAGGTTTGAGTCGATGCGTTCAGCGATTCTTTCTTCTGCCATCTCAAGAGTAATGTAGAGAACGTTCTTACCGTCGAGAAGATTGGCCGCAGCCATATGACACATGGCCAAAGTTTTACCAACACCTGTACCTGCAAGCAGGACGTTCAATGTCTTGTTTGGTAATCCACCTTTAGTAATAAGGTTGAGGTAATCAATGTCGAAAGGAATGCGATCCTCGACGGCATTATAGAACTCGTATCGTTCTTCAGCATTCTCTAGGAAATCATGACCGATATGATCATCGAAAGACACGCCAAGAGCATCAGCCAGGATAGTAGGTATTCCACCCTTGTCCTGATCTTTCGACCTTCCTTCGATAATCGAAATGCTTTCCATGATTGCATTGTATACTGCGCGTTCTTGACAGAACTCCTCAGTGCTATCGATAAGCCATTGCATATCCTTCTTTTCAAAAGATATGTCATTAACATATACCGTGAGATTCTCGTATACTTGCTCAGGAACATTTTCCTTCTTATTGAGTTCTATGAGTAACGTTTCTTTAGTCGGCAGTCCGTTGTACTTTGTAATAAAGTCATCTATCTCTTTGAATAAAACAGCTTCAACCTGATCTTGGAAATACTCAGGCTTTAGAAATGGTAATACCCTTCTTGTATAATCTTCAGTATAGATTAGGTTACTCAAGATTGTCTGTTCTATTCTCATCCACCGTTACCTCTGTAATTATTTCCACAAGTATATCGCCAAGAAGAGTTTCAAACTCAGTATGATCTTCTTCCGTTAGTGAGTCAACATCCATACCAGCTGGTGACTCAACGATATCGTAATCAAACTTGAGGACGGCCTCATCGTCCTCCTCATGGACAAATTGAACTGTATGATAGTGGTATATAATACCATTCCACTTATCAGATGTCAATTTAATTCTAGCAAGATCCTCGTCTTTGTATTCGTCGTGTAAAACATTATACTTGAGCATCTTCGAGTTCCTGCTCTTCTTCAATGGTATCCATCATAGCATTCACGTCTTCATCTCCATCTTGGCCATATGTAAATTCTTTAGTAGCAGCTTCATCGAGTTGTTCAAGGATTTCTTTTGTAAAGTATTCCTCAGGATTATCGTTAATCGTTTTACCGAATACCTTCTTTCCATCAGGCAACTCGATGCGAGTCGATACCTTCTTAAAGATACCATACTTCTCCGCAAGTTCAACAAGACCGTAGTAACGATCCAATCCTGTTTCATAGTTTAGCTTGACTTCGACGTCTTTGTTCTCTTTCGTAAACCTAGATTTAATCATACGGCAACGAATGATATTACCGACAACATCTTTACCTTCACGATCCTTCTTCTTCGAAAGGAATACGATCTGCGATGCAGTATACTTTAGACCAGAACCACCGCCCATCTCTTTCATCGGTACATACGAGCCGATGACATCGTAGACATGGTTTGTGATGATCATTGGTACATTGACTTTTGCCAACTTCAGATTAAGGACTCGGAACGTAGCCTTGATAAGTTGTGCCTTAGTCATATCACGAGTTTCTTTACCTTCGTGAGTATCTTCCACTTCTTTTGTGGTGGATAGCTGACCAAGTGAATCAAGAACCATAAGCATCGGTGGACGTTCATCCTCCGGAGCCTCAGCGTATCGTTCTAGGATCTGAAGAGCTGTATGCCGAAACTTTTGAATGGTATCCGGCTCCGAGACAATAACTCTTTCTGAGTCAATGCCACGAACTTCCATCATGGACTTTGTAACAGCAGCTTCAGTATCAAAATAGAAAACAGCACCATTGGGATTATCACTGAGGAAACGCCGAACCATACCCAAAGCAAAAAAGGTTTTTCCTGTAGCGCTTTCACCTGCGAGTGCAAGAACCTTATTATTGGGCGCACCGCCAAAAATGGAGCCAGATAGAGCGGCGTTAAAAATATAAGAGCCGGTATCAATAGTATCGCTAAACTCACTAGAGCCCAATCCATCAGCTGCGACATTTGTGTACTCGTCTTTTAGTTCTTTGACAATATTACGAAAGAAGTCGGTCATCAATACCTCCTATAGAAGTTTGCATAATTCAGATATTATAATATTTTACTTAGCTTTTGTCAACACTTTTTGGTTGATTGTTACCGTAAGCTGTCACGGATCTGTTTGGTCCAAAAGTACCATTCTGTCGTAAAGCCTCCATGTTCTGCGCTTCACGTTCAGATATCTGAGGATCATTGTAGAGAGGTTCTTCCCAATCATCTACAATCTTTTCATCCCAGTCTGTTTCTTCTTCTATAAATCTGTCAAGAGTTGTTTCACTCTCAAAGTCGACTTCATCTTTGATATCCATCTCTACAACTTCAACAGTATTCGTAGGATCATCAACGGGTACAATGATCTCTTCTTCTTCAGCTTCGACTTCAATGTCGTTCCAATTATCTGCAACATTTACAGCCGTCTTTATCTTCTTTGGTTTGGACAGTGTCATGTTTGCGCATATAATCAAAAGAACTGCAAGAGGATCAAAAACAAATATGATAGTGATGATGACCCAGCGTACTGCTTCTTCTAATACTGACTTATTCGTATCTTTGTAGAAGAGCGCAGCAATATACTTTATCGGTCCTACTTCAGCTTCGAGTTGAAGTTGTTGCTTCTGTAAGGGTCTAACTTCATCCCGTAGTTGTTTAATTGTATCGCTCGCTTCAGAAATGATTGAGGCGAGTGAGCCTCTTTCCATACGCTGGCTTTCACGCACGGCGATGGCTCCTTCAGGACCTCGGATCCTGTCATATTCAATAAGTGTCTCGACTGCTTTATCGAGTTGAGTGATGACCATTTCGGCATCTTTGATTCTCCTCTGCTCTCTTTCGATCTGCTGATCTATGGCTCTAATTTCTAAAGAATTATCTCCCCCAACCAACGTCTGATCTATGTGAGCTTTTGATAAGAAACCAAATATGCCCATAGATGTAATAAACATCAGTACGATGACTGATGCCGTAAGATATGTCTTTAACAGTTTCGGACACGTCTTCCAGTTTTGATAGAGCCAGGATGCTGTCAGTAGCTTACCTACTTCAAGGACACCACCCATAACTGCTATCGGTATTGCTGCAGCCGCAAATATGGCCATCAGACCAACGATACTATACCAGGCAGCAACACCTGATATAGCGATTGCGACTATAAGAGTTAGCCAACCCATATTAGCCTCGTGTGATAGCCAATACTTTATCGATAGTACTTTTAACCTGTGCTTCACGATTCGGCCAATGTATGTATTCTTTATCGGCCGTCTTTAAAAGATTAACAAGAAGCGGCATGATCAACTTCTCGAGCTTATCTGTTTTGCCTTTTACTTCTTCCGTTGCTTGAGCAATAGCAACCTGTACGTCATCTGCTTCCTCTGCATTTCTGCGAGTCATCAGTGTATCTATTTTATCTTCGAGCGGCTCCAAAATATTTAAAAAAATACGTGCGAGATCGTTTTCGTCTATCGACGGCGGAGTACTTTCCGCCTCGGCTTGGTTTGCTTTGAACGTTGCTTCGTCTACCGCACTGAAACCATAATCGAGGTTTGCATATTCTGCGGGTATGTTAGTATCAACCAAAGAAATCCTCCAGTGTATTCTGTTTCTCTACATTCCAATCAATTGCATCTAGGATGTTCTTGATCGGTTCAAGATAAGATTTATCGAACTGCATATCGTAATCAACGAACCTTACCAAATCAAACTCATTAGGAAGTATGATCGGAAAAGCAATTACATTCTGCTTTGCTGGGTTCGGCATCTTAAGATATGTAAACTTAATCTTATCTCCGTTTTGAATCGTTTCATATTTATTATTTAGGTTCTTTTCCTTCACCATATGATTATATTTTCTTGCGGCTCTTACGTGTATCGGTACTCCGATACCTTCCTTCTGTTTCTTCCACAGATTATTAACTCCACGTGGAAACGCAACATCTTCAACCGGCAACCCTTTGAACTTATCTCTTGCTTGTTTGATAAATGCTTGAACAGCAAACTCGTCTTCGTTAAGGATAAGCTTAAGAGTCTTTTCAATCAACTGACGACATACTTGAGGAGTCGAAGAACGAACTGACTCGATGCCGGTTACCTTGAGCTTTGGTGAACTGTATTGTACGCCTTCGTTGTTTAGAACGTTCGCAATATATCGTTTCTTGCCAGTAAAGACCACCCGAGACGCAATGATCTCCCTTGCCATAACCATCTTTTGTTCATATGCATTTACGTACTCCTTAAGTTCTTCGTATGCATCTGCAAGAAGAGGTTCAATCTTTTGCGAAGCCACCTTATCAATAAACTTACATATCTTATCTTGATCAGTTTCGTCAGGCATAACTTTGCTAACAAGATCACCAAGACGAACATATAAACTATCAGTATCGATAGCTAGGACATAATCAACATTACCGGTCTTTAGCAATTCATTTAGATATTTATTTATTCGCTGTTCTGCCCAACGGATTGTAAGCTGACCGGAGATAGTAATCGCTTCGGCCATACGAATATCATAATAACGAAACCACTTGTTCGACATTGCACCATAGAGTGAGTTCATCAGGATCTTTACTGCCATCTGTTGGTTATTGTAAAGGCTGATCTTTTTCTCTACTTGAAATCTTTGATGTATATCATCCTTGCTGATCTTTTCAAGATCCTGCATTGCGCTCAATGCTTTCTTCTTTGTAACCGATCGTTCGTTATAGAGTTCCTCGACGATCTGAGGAAAGATGCCGTGTGTATCGGTTCGAAAGAGTTGCCCAGTAGAGGATAAGCAATGATCCTTTGGTACATCAAACTTATTCTTAGTTAGCAGCGTCTCAACATCGACACCAGGCATAACACTGTCGGCGATTGTTTCAGGAGACATATTGTATTGCATAATCAGATGCGGATACAGAGAGTTTAAGTCGAAGGAACAAACCCAGTCGTGCATGCCGGTAAGAGGCTGCTTTACATATGCGCCTTCGATCCTACGATCTCCATGAACCGGATCTGGTTGACTGATTACGATGTTACGACGACGAAGAACATTATAGATGTAGGTATCCCAGATCTTAACGGATCCAAACGATGTAATGTAGTTTGAGTTAGCCTTGTGCGCAAGAGTTAAAGCAAGAGCAATGAACCCTGTCTTTTCTTCCATGCGTTCGACGAGTTGAGTATCACGAATGTTATAGTCGATAAACTTCTGATGATTTTCTCGATACAGAGCAGCAAGAGATGAGTACTCGGAGTAATCAAGTTTCTTTTCGCCAAGGACAACGTTTGCGATATTGTCGAGCTTGTAAGATTCTTGGTTACCGTATGTATATCCGAGTTTCTTAAACAACTTCATAAAGTCAAGTTGAGTTGTACCCGTGATCTTGTACATGGTACCTTCTTTATTCAACTCAGGCTTATGGCCGAACAAGGATAACTTACGTAGCTGATCTTCGCCGAGGACGCGTGCGATACGATTAACTATGTACGGCATGTCGAACTCTTCAGAGTTCCAACCGCTAACGATGTCAGGTATGTTATTATGATAGTGCGAAACAAAACTCTTAAGCAGAGAATGTTCGTCCATACACCTTTTATATTCTATTCGTGTATCTTGAACAATAGAGATCTCAGGAGAGAAGCCACCGATACCCCATGTATAGAAAGTATCGTCGTTACTGCTCTTTACTGTAATAGCTGTGATCGGCTGTTGCGCAAGAGAAGGTTCGGGAAACCCTTGATCTGACTGCACCTCGATGTCAATGAACATAACATTGACTAAAGACATATCAGGTTCGCATCCGTCAGGAAAGCGATCACTAATGTACTGTGCTATGTAGTCTCGGTTACCATATATGCGAAAGTTAGTGGCTTCATTCTCTCGAATAAAATCACGACAATCCATCATGCTGCCGGGTTGGATGGTATCGACATTGACGCCGTCAAGTGTACGATAGTTTGATTGGTTGCGAGTCGGGATGAAGAGGGTCGGTTGAAAGCGAACTTTCTCGACCACTCTTCTGTTCCCTTCGTAGCCGACATAAAGAATGTCAGCTGCGGTACGCTCGACTGAAGTATAGAAGCTTGCCATACTCTAATTTATATCACAGCTTGCTATAAGAGTCAATAAGATTACTCTTCAGTCAAGAGTTCTTTTTTCCCTTCAATAAGTTTACCTCCGGACGTAACTTTGATCGTCTTAGGCTTCTTATGATCTGGGATGATGTTCTTGAGCGAGATGAGTAGGATCCCGTTTTCAAGTTCTGCTCCTTCCACTTCGATAGTGTCGGATAGCGTGAACTCTCGTGTGAATGCTCTGTTAGCGATTCCACGGTGTAGAAGTTTCCCTCCGTCTTCTTCATTCGTAACCTTTCCTGTGACGGTGAGTGTACCATCCTGTAGCATGACTTCAATATCTTCCTGTGTGAAGCCGGCGACTGCCATCTCGATATGATAATGGTCTTCAGCCACTTGACGAATGTTGTAAGGGGGATAAGAAAGGTGCCGGCCGTTTGGATGCGCGGTATGCTGCATAGTGTCAATCTGTTTCCAGAGACGATCAAAGCCGACGAAAAAGGGATCGAGTTTGCGGATGTCCGCAGCGTTTAAGCTTGCCATCTGTACCTCCTATTAAGCAAGGTTAATATATGAGAACCCTAAAGGCATTCTCAATATTATATATAATCATTCTCCTAGAATAATCAATAGGGGACGGGAAAAAGTTGATGATAAGGAGAATGATGTTTCCCGTCCCCTAATTTGATTAGGCCGCTACGCGTGTACCCAAAGCGCGGTACCCGGCTGCAATGACGGCCTTCGAAGGCGTACCCATACGATAGAAGTTACGGGTTTCACCTTTGCTGTTGGTACGAGCATTGCTGTAGATCGCAAAGCCGCCCGACTTGCGAAGTGAGTCGACCAAAGCCGTAGGATTGGCAACTCCAAAACGTGAACGGATCTGCTTAACCGTAAGCTGCTCTCCATTCATAAGTGCGTCAAGAACGCGACTAGATTTCGACATACTCGATGTCTCCTTGTGGTTACAAAAATGAAGTAAGGAGCTTTCCTTTGTGTGGTCCGAGATACCACCCCTTACTTCGTCTCGGTATACAGATCGAGTAATCCCCGATCATGTTAGTATTCTAACAAACAGTTGCTTAAGAGTCAACAAGTTTTCCAAACTTTTCTAAATATTGTTGCATTACTTTGTCACCCTGATCGATGAAAGCATCACATGCACAATAAGCACAGTTCTTTCCAGTCAACAGATAGTTCTTTACAATATGTATGTAGTTATCTTTATGTAAAGCTTTACTTAAAAGCATAGAGTTGATATCGACATAGTCCTTAATCATCCATAGAGCATTCATGACGAACCATGTATTGTCGTGATGGTGCAGTCCGATGTGATCTATAAACTCTTTGAACTTTGAGTGGCTCTTTTCTGCAAGACTATATAGAACGGCATACACCGTACCTAGCTTATGTTTTGGCTCTTCCGAATAGAAAAGATCTGCAGGATCGGTCACAAGACCGTTGTAACTGACATCGTTGATTGCTCCCTTGTCCCACAGAAAGTTCCAGTGACTCTCAAGCATATACAAAATAAGATCCATCAGATCTTCTGGACTACCACCCTCCATGTAGGTACGACGTTTGCATTTATAGTCGACCTCATAGTAATACTGCTCGTCATCTTTATCGATCTCAATGCAGTCATATATCTCGATGGAAGTTTTTTCAAAGCGCATTGAGTTCAGGACAACGGTACCTTCCTTACCTGCGCACGATCCAATGTGATCGAGAAAGAACGGCTGATACGGTTCCTTGAAGATACCGTACTTACCATCCCATACCTTTCTCTTGACGTGATAACCCAGATAGAATATATCTGGCTCGCCGAGTTTATTGTATTCGTAGGATGGTTCCTCGAGAATATAGTGGCCATCATACGGAAGGCCGGTTCCCTTATAGTAACACTTGTTACCTTTTGAGACCCGGCCGTCGACATATTCGAGTTCATCATCGATAGTGATGGTGTTCTCGACCTCCCCTGTCTTTCCGTATACGTTAATGCTTGTCATATATAAATGGTGCCGTCGCACGGACTCGAACCGCGGACCTGAGGTTTACAAAACCCCTGCTCTACCAACTGAGCTACGACGGCTATTCGGTTAAAAGTTGTTGCACCTCGAAGTCGGGATCATTGTTAAGAGCGACCCATCGGTTATCTCCAGTCTCGCTGAAGACCATTAAGAAGGGACCAGGCAAGTTCTTATGCGTGGTCGTTTGAAGACGGTCGCGAACCTCTGATACCCAGAAGTCCTCGCCGAACTGCTGAATACGGTTCTTACCGTGTTTGCTCTTACCCTTGAGCTTTACTTGTGTTCCAGGTTGCATTATGCCTGCCTCATCGATCTAATCTACAAGCGCTACGACGCAAGCCGCAATCCATATAAAACACATCACTGTGAAGAAGCCGACAGGCGCAAACATTATGCTGTCTCCCACTCTTCAAAAGTAACAATGTCCATGAGCTCCTTCACGAGCTCCCGACCGAAGTCGGTGAACAGGATGCCACGGTTAAAGACCCAATGCTCAACCGACTGGCTGTTATGGAACGTCTCGGTCTCCGTCATCCAACGCAGAGCGGTCTGACGATCTCCAGCACCGGATTCGATGAGAATCTCTAGCTCACCTTGGAACTCGCTGAGAGCTTCACGCTCTCGTATAGCTTCCCAAGCCTGGTGACGCTCGAGCTCACGAATGAGACCATCCCAGATGGCCTGTTTGTTCTCGTCGTCGGATGAGTTCCAACCTTCCATGAAAGCTGCATGAGGCCGGAAGCCACGAGCATCCTTGTGTAGGTCAGAAACGGTTTGATCGTCGAATGTAAACATGCTGTTTTCCTTTATCATCATATATACATTCTACCATACAATATTATATATGTCAATAGGGATACCGCATTTTTTTTAAAAAAAATCTAAAAAAAATTATCCAACTAAATCAACTGCTTATCCGTAATCCATTGATTTTATTCATAAAAATAAATATTGACATATATAGCGTTATGGGGTAGAATGTATATATTGTTGATGAAAAGGAGAAATCAATGGATTATACCTACACCACGATGATTGACGTCATCAAGCGGATAGCAGAGGACGACAGCGCTCGTCATATCCGCCGTCAGCTCAAGCGGCTGACTTCCGATGAGCTCCGTAAGGTTCGACTCGTTATGCGCTGCATTGAGAATGAAATTTACGACATGGAGAAAAGCTAATGGCTATCACACTGATTGATACCGAAGCGCCTGCCGGCGGTACCTCGCTGGTGGGTTACATCAAGACCAACTATAACGATCTCGTCGAAGTTTTCGGTGAGCCTCGTTACACCAGCAGTGGTGACGATAAGGTTACCGCTGAGTGGAATCTTGAGTTTCTCGTTGATGATGAGTATGTCACAGCCACGATCTATGATTGGAAGCTCGGTCATACGCCTCATCGTACATACGATTGGCACATCGGTGGTTACTCCACCCAAGCCGCGCACGTTGTTGCAAAATATATGAAGGATGCAAATGCCTGAGAAAATAACAATGGATAAAAGAAGCAATCTCGGTTATGGTCAGATCGGCGAGGACTATGTCCTCGCTGGTCGTCATCTTGGTTTCGACATATGGATCGATGAGATCGAAAAGGATTATGTTGAGATCTGGGTGTATGATCGTTCAAGAACAAAACGTCAGCGTACCGCTTTCACTAACGATGTCGTTGATACATACAGGATTGCTGCTCAGTTCGATCTATCAAAGCGTGGTAAGTTCTGGCATGTTGACTTGGCAAGAGTCGACTCAAACTTTCGTGGTAAGAAGCTTGCTCGTAAGATGTACAGTTTCTTGATCAAGAAAGGCTACAACCTACAGGCAGGTGACAGTCAGTCACCCGGTGGTCGATACGTATGGAACGAGCTTGCAAAGGATCGTACGATTACCGTCTTTGCAAAGAAGTCGAAGTGCTCTAAGTTTGTCGACTTTCCTCGTCCTGGAAAGAAGGAACTGAAGTCCGGTTACTTTGACCTGTTCGACTCAAAAGCTGAGATCTACGCGGTCCCTAACTAACAACCTTCTTCTTACCGATATTGTATTTAGCAACGAGTTCCCACTCGTTCTTCTCTTTATACGGTAGAACTTTAATCTGACTAATCGGAGCGATAGGATTTTCTGTCTGCTCCGATTTTACTAGGTCGACTAACTCCCACTCCTTCAAAAGATTTGAGATCGTGTTACGACGTGCTACGTCTGACTCAGACATGTTCGATGGTTTACCATCAAGAGCAAAGAGCTCTTTGAAATGAACAATGAAGTAGCGACCCTGTTTATGTAGTATATGACAGGATTGATAAAGAGTCTTCTCTTTTTTCGAAGCTACGCCGATGCGAGTTAGAGTCTCTCGAACTTTTAGGAAGTCGTCTTCGTTACGGAGTTTTACCTCCACGAGACTATTGATATCAAAACTCATTTTTTCAATCCACCCTTCTCAAGCTTTTTCTTTATATCTTTTATCTGTTGAGAAGACAGAATATCCATGACCTGTTTAGCTTTTTCATAACTATATCCAAAATACTGTACTACTGCTTCAAGATCATCGTGATGTTCAGTCTTAGACCATTTAGCAAACCGCTTCTTTGGTCTAACTATATTTATTAAAAAGTCAAATTGTAACCTATGATCGATATGCGCGTTCTGGTTCATAGCTGCAGCAAAGTGGACGGTGTCTTGAAAGTATGAGAACTGCCGATTCGTCAGGAACGGATTGTATCCCTTTTCGGCAAGCTCATCATTCTCCGTGCCGGTCATTATGTCTTTGCCAGCATTAATAGCATTTACATAATCGAAAGGGTTCATTTGAATTCACAATCCGTCATGATTTCAGTCAAGCATGCAACTAGGTTGACTTCTTGATCAGCCACGAAAGCAGCTTTATAGGAATAGTCTGCTATGTGTAGTACCAACTGTGGTATCGAACGATCAGAGATATATGTACTTGCTGTATCGTATATGCGTCGATATAAAGCGGTCGACTCAACGTCTTGGTTCTGTCCGACCCACTTACGCATATCTTTAAAGTTGCGATCCTTTAGATGGCCGATAAGTTTCTTAAAGTTATCATCGCCCAGATTGACAAGGATGCCAGTGTCAATATGACCAGTAGCACTATACCGTTGTAGTTCATTGAGTACTCTCCTCCAATCAGGAAAGTGCTTCGTGATCAGTTCGGCGATAACCTTTTGGTCGAACGTAACACCTTCCGCTTCAAGTATGTGTTGCACTCGAGACATAAACCCAGAAGCAAGGTTTGGTTTTTCCTTGGCTGGGATCTTGAACTCAATAACCGAACACCGAGAATGCAACGGATCGATGATACGGTTACGAAAGTTACAGGTAAGAATAAAGCCACAGTTCTTTGAGTACTCTTCCATAAAGTTACGAAGAGCTGGCTGAGTCGACTGCGGATTAAGATAGT